ATCTACTACTCTGCCGCGCAGCTCGTCACTAGGTTTAGTAGGAAATGCTATTTTCTTGCCGCTGGCTTCACCGTATATAAGCAACAGCCTAGACATGAAGCCCTGTCCGATAGCCTCTGGTGGAAATGCTTGAGTAAATCCAGCATGAGTATTACCTGACAGAATACTTATTGTGGGTTGATAAATAGATACGCTACGCGTAGTCTTTAACCGCTGTTTGAATGGAATTTGCGGGGAATCCCAATCCCATAGATTCCCAAGCATTGATAGGAACTCTATGTTCCCGGCCCCTACAAACTCGTTGAACTCATCACTGACAATAAACGTCTCACAAGGATCACCACCAGCGTCGTCACCAAACAACCCATCTAGTGCTGCGTTACCATCCACTACTTTACCATCTTCGTCAGTCTTACCCTCAAGATCAATCAGGAATTTTTCTTTACTTGTCCTATCTGCTGCAAACTTATCGTAGCCAGCTTGCGCAAGTATTCGCTTAGCTCCTTTGATAGCTGTAGACTTACGAGTCCCCGGATCACCAATGAGCATAACATATGCGTTCGGAAAGATATTGCTGTCACCAAATGGTAAATAATACTGCCTACCTAAAGCTGCACCAACGCAACTTATGATAGACCAGCGGTTAAATATCATAGGTGCCTCAGTATCACTTGTGTAGGATAGATAACTATCCATGAGTTGGTTATGAATCGCAGCCACAGATTAGCTTTCGTACTGTTTGTTAGTTATTTTAAAGCGCCCCATGATGATTCTCCTGCGTTAGTATCGGATGGAATCAATAATGTACGAGTTACTTTATGTGTGTCTCGCACTTGAACAGCATGCCGCATACGTTCAGCAACTTTAGCAGGAGAATCAGCATGCTTATACGCGTACAGTATGGAATCATGAATCTGTGCTTTGAGCCTAACTTCCCCACGCAGATCGCCATACAGCGTATCACGCCAAATGGAATAGAACACAGTGTTGATGATACTTACTGACAAATTTTGCGGCCCATGTGCCACTGCTGCGTTCATAGCTGGCTTACTTTTGACGGGGTCTGAAAAGAAGTAACGTGTCCATCCCATAGGTGATTTAAGTTTTTTTGTTAAAGAGATTTCACGCTTGATCGCATCATACCAGTCTCGTTTCACTTCTGGATACGCCTTTTCGTAGGTACTTAACAAGTGTTGACAAACTTGCACAAGTGTCCACTTAGCAGGAAGTTTAAGTAGCAACCGCGCGGATGCCACCATCTTCGGTCCCATTGTTTCTAAAAGTACTGCTGCTCCCATACAATAGTTTGCGCCATGCCCAACACGCTTTGCAATCTGCCTTAATGGTTTGTCGACTTGCTCATAGGGGATGCCAAAGAAGGCACTAGCGTTTGCTGTATGGTAGTCCTTGTCTGATTCGACAAGGTCAATAAGTGCAGTACAGCCGCTAAGATACCCAACGCATCTAGCCTCGCTCTGTGCATAATCAGTCTCCGCAAACAGCCAACCAGCATCTGCTACTAGCCAGCTCTTAACAGCTGTACCCTGCGGGATGTTCTGGATTTGCAAGCCGCACCAGAAGCTACTTTCTGAACTAGCCAGGCGCCCGGTGTCTGTACCAGCTGGATCGAGACTGTAGTATAGACGGTCGTTCCAGAACTTATCTAGTTTAAAGTACGTGGATAACAGTTTAGCTTGTTTACGATAGGCAAGAATTGCAGAGATAATTAACTCGTTAAACGGATGTACAGCAGCGCAGGCAGTCATTGCTTTAGCGTCTGCGCTTTCTACGTGCTTCATACCAAGCACTTGCAACATGCGCTTACACTGATCTGGACTAGCAGGATTGAATTTATCCCCGAACCACGCCGCTAACTTATTACGCTGTACTGCTACAGCCGCCTCAGCATCTAGTTTACGCTGGTCAAACACCGCACGATCTACCGTAATGCCGTCAAGCGCGCAATGCAAGCAAGGAAACACCATAGGGAATTCAAGTAGATAATTATCCAAAGCCCACTTAGGCATTTCATTAATCAACGCCATCCACGCGTGTAACGTAGCCCAGCAATCACGCGCGTTGTATTCAAACAAGTTATATTCGCTTCCTGCACTGTCATCTTTCCAGTACCGGATACGCCGCACGGTAAATGCCGTGATGAAATCTAGGCGCTTCGGCAACTCACTGTACCAGCAATGAAACGCATTGAGAGTATCGTAAATATAGTTGTTACACGGAACGTTCCAGCGCGCAAAGTATACGTTATCGTAGATACCGCGCTGCATTACCTTAGCTACATTATTGCTGTTTACACGCCTTACAAAGGAATGAGCAAGCATATCATGAAAAGGTACAACAACAGAATGAGTACTACCATCAGCCCATAATCCGCAATAACCAACACAGTGGATACGGCGCTCAGGATCACCGACATAAGTTTCGATATCCACCGATATAAGTAGTGCATTGTTAAATCTTTCAACTAGAAATTCACTGTCTGCTGGTGTCCATACTTGGAAAGTAAATGGAGTTTGCGGAAACCAATTCTGCGGTGCGGTAATCTTGCTCACAAACCGTTTGAAAACAAATGGCCCCTCTGGAGTTGATACCAATTGCGCAAGCGGATTGAGAATTAGCACGTCAACATCGTGTGTGTGATTTAATTTATGCGCAGGGATTGTAAAGAAGCTACCAGCGTAGTCGTCAAGAGATAGCCTGCGTTTACTGCCGCGCTTATCTACCGGGTGCCGGAAGTCTGTCTGTGTAGATAGTAGTGTGACGAGAGTAATTGGACAGGTGCAGATTATTGCGCTAGCATCTGCAATTTTCACGCGCGCAGCTACTGCACCTAAGAACTCCATCGGCTGCCGCACCAGCTTGCAGCTGTGAGTTTGCAGCATAGGTTGCAGCCTGGTAACGTAGGGCGTGTCGTACTCAGTAGCGAAGAGGATAATGTTCACAAGTTACCTTTTGTTGTATTTAGCTTCTGCGTATGAGCTACTTGGATGATCGCGGAGATACGTGGCTATCTTATCTTCTGTGCGGCTACGCTCTTTATGCTCGCGCGCCTCAGTCGCTTGCTGTCTAGCAGCTTCACCCCACGATTGATAGTCACGGCCAGATTGATTGCGATTAGTTGTTGCCATACAATACCCTTTTCAAAATTTTGCAAAAAAGAACACCTTTTAGTTAGCAGGCTAGTATCACAGTCATTTCGTTTCGACTTATGCGTACAACGCGGCAACGAACATACAGTCTTTACACTAACCTACTAAATAAAATGGCCTGGCTACGCAGTTACGCATAGACAAGCCACATAGTTTAGCTATCTAAGACAGTGTGGCCGGTGCTCATCTCCGGCTTGGTGGATACTGATCTGGGAATGCTCACGTTACACCTATATCCCTTTAGCAGTTTAGCAGTACTGCGCTCACACTGAAACTAGCAAGTCAGAGAACAATCACATCAGACAGACGGAAGTTGAAGCGGTCAGAATCATTCTTGTCTTTTACGCGTACAAGCGAAGCAGCGATAGAAACCTTGTCGATGTTCGCAAGCACGTCTGAAAAGCTGGAACCGCCGAAAGCAGCAGCAAACGGCGCCATAGTCTGTTTGAGAAACTTCATGCCAAACTCGTTGACCGTGCCATCCTTTTTCAGTGGCGAGAAGAATTCAGTAAACTTCATACCGACAGCAGCCTGGGTTTCTTCCGCAGGATTCTTGACTTCGTTCACGCTCTCGATTGTATACGAGAACTTGATATATTCATTACCCCCATCTTTTTCCTCACGACTAGCAGACACCAAAAGATTGTAATGCCCCGTGGGTGGAACTCCCATAGGTGGCAAGTCTTCTACGGCGTCCATCTGCATGTCCATGAGATCGTCAAAATTAGTAGCCATGATTTTCTTTCAAAAAAGTTAAATTAAATTCAAGTGTTCAATGCATGTTTACATGCTTTTGTTGGGTCAAGTAAGTAAGTATGTAAGTGGCTAAGGTTCCTTTCAAAGTGTGTTGTATACTGTATCAGGTTTCGTTTCCATTGTCAAGCCCGTTTAAATAATGGCAGCAAGCTGGTGCCACCTTCCTTGTTATTATCAATATCAATAGGCAGTCTGCTACCCGTAACAATAGTAGGAGAGTAGGTGCTGGAGCCAAATACCCTGTGCTGCTTGTTTAGTACTGTGCAGTACAAAACACTATCGAAATACTTTGCACAGGTGAGGCTAAAGTTCCTGGTGCCAGCAACAGGTACTATTTTTTCGCGGCCATCAAGGCTCTCTGATTCTAGCTCGTGGGAAATAACAACTACGTTCAGATTAATGACCTGTATGAGAGACAGCAATTGCTCAATCAACGCGCCCTGCATAGAATAATCGCTGTAAGTTTGCTTATACTCTTCGCCGCCCGGCTTCATAGTCTCTTTAAGAGTAGCCTTGTTCATGGCGCTACGAGCAAGCTGACTTAAAGAATCAATGACTATAATGTCATTCGGCCCCAATTTACTGATATCTATTTCTGTGAAAGTAGCCGTAGAATCTTTTGCACACAGTGGACAATTATTCTTGCCGTGCGTTGTGCAGATTTTCTTGGCGCCCCCCCGAAATACATCAC